GCGCCGTTCATATCGACGCCCCGCTTACTAACCTGACGATTGCTTTCCTTCAGGATGCTAACGGCTTTATTGCTGATCGCGTCTTCCCGAAAGTCTCGGTCTCGAAGAAGAGCGACAAGTACTACATCTACAACCGTGCTGATTTCAACCGCGTTGGTCAGGTTCAGGCTCGTGCGCCCCGCACTCAGGCCCCGCGCGTTGGTATGTCGCTGTCGCAGGACACCTACCTGACGGACGTGTACTCGCTGGCAACTGACTTCGACTTCGACACGCTTGCTAACGAAGATGCCGCTCTGGACATCCGCGCTGCTGGCGCTCAGATGCTGACCCACCAACTCCTGATCGACCGTGAAATCAAGTGGGCTTCGACCTACTTCACTGGTGGCGTCTGGGGTACGGACTGGGATGGTGTCGCTGGTTCGCCCTCGACCGCTCAGGTTCGTCAGTGGTCGGACTACACGAACTCGACCCCGATTCAAGACGTTACCGCGATCATGCGTGCCGTGCAACTCAAGTCGGGTGGCTTCAAGCCCAACGTCATGGTTCTCGGTAAAGAAGTCCGTGACGTTCTGGTTAACCACCCCACGATCCTCGCTCGTCTGAATGGCGGCGCTACCGTGACGAACACCGCTCTGGTGACGGATGCCAAGCTGGCTGAAATCTTCGGTGTGGAAGAGTTCCTCGTCATGGAGACCGTCCGTAACAACGGTCTGGAAGGTCTGGCTGAATCGAACGCTTTCATTGGTGGCAAGGCTGTTGCCTTCTACTACCGTCCCCGTTCGTCGGGTCTGATGATCCCGTCGGCTGGTTATACCTTCACGTGGGATGATCTGGAGAATGCTTCGGGTCACGGTATCTCGATCAAGTCGTACACTGGTGATTATCTCGCCATTGACGGTATTGCCGAAGTGCTGGAAGCCAACTTGGCCTATGACCACAAAGTGGTTTCGGCTGATCTGGGTGCCTTCATCGATACTGTTGTGGCATAATTAAATAGGTGGTGGAGATGAACCCGACTCTTTTCCACCACTTCGATTCTTCCCGCCCTGTGTTTGTCAAAGTTGATGGCGTACACTTGGCGGGAAAGATTCGTAGAAGTGGTGAGTATTTCGATTGGCAACGATTTAGTGTGCCTATCTTTACTATGACTATCTTGTTCAACCAAGGGTTCCTTCACCACAACGAAGAACTCGAAGACGTTAAACAAAAAGAAGTCTCTCTCAAAGAACTTGAAGAGATGGATATTGCAGAACTTCACATCTACATTGATGCACTCAATGCTAAGTTGAAACCTAAATTGAAGACTGCTAAAGAATTTGCCCTCAAGAAGTGTGCTAAGGTCCCTAAAGATTGTGAGATGCAAGTCCGCAAGATTAAGAATTGGCGACTTACCTATGGACACTTGTTGGATTAAAACTAGGAGGTCGTCCAATTGTCTTGGAGTTATTCCGCAACTGACTTGAATACTACCACTTCATCTGGACGACTCAATTCCGTTCGATTGCTTGTTGGTGACACAGATACCACAGATCAACTTGTGCAGAACGAAGAGATTACATTTGCCCTAGCACAGGTAGGCGACAACATCTATTATGCAGGGTCATGGGTTTGCAGAGTTATTGCAGCTAAGTTCAGCCGTATGGTTGATACCAAACTAGATGGTGCCTTGAGTGCCAACTATAGTGATCGTGCCAAACAATTCCAACAACTCGCTACACAAATCGAGGCACAAGGCAAGAAGACTTCTGGTAAAGCCCTTGGTGTCTTTGGTGGTGGTATCTCTGTGGCAGACATGGCTTTGGCTAATGAAGACCCGGATCGTGTTAAGCCTGCCTTCAATATTGGTCAGTTTGATAACCTAGAGGCAGTGGATAACTATATCCCTGATGAACCTGATGGCGTTTGACCCTTATACTCTACGTCAACTAATCAAAGAGCATGGAATAGCCCTGACGCTTCGTAAGAGGGCCGCTGGTGCCTATGACAACGATACAGGTACTGTGACTACCACAAACACTGACTACGCTGTACGAGGCTATTTCTACGACTATACGCCCGATATGGTTGATGGTCAATCCATCCTTCGTGGTGATAGACGTGTAGTCCTTGATAGCGTCTTGGTTGCTGGGACTGCTACCCCTGAACCAGATGCCACAGACCAGATCATTGGACTTGGTGACACTGTGAATATTGTCAAGGTCATGGAGATTAAATCTGGTAGTGCTACGATGTGCTATCAGTTGCAAGTGAGGGAGTGATAAATGGTTCAAAGATCATTCACAGCCTTGCTCAAGAAAGTAGAACAAGACTTAGATGCAGTCCGAGACGAGTTCCTCCGCAATGTGGCTGAGGACCTTGTAAACTCCTCTCCTGTCGATACTGGTACGTATGTAAGAAACCACTCTATTACTGTTTCCTCTGGTTCTGGTGGTAGACAAAACTCACAGGGGAAGCCCCCTGACAATGGCACAGCTAGGTCAGATGCCCTAGACAAACTGAATGGTCAGATCGCTGGTTTGCCTCAAGACACTACAACTGTCTACATTGCTAACAGAAGCCCCTATGCCAATAAGGTTGAGTATAGTGGTTGGGGCAAGACTGGACCATACGCAGTGTACACAAGTGTTAGAAACAGGGCTGGGCTTCATCTAGCAGACGCAGTGAATAAAGTAAAGGCTAGGCAATGACAATTATAAATGACATTAGAGCCTGTCTTGACACTCACCTGTCTACTACTACAGGTATCCCTGCTATCGCTAGACAAAACATTCCCTATGAACCTACTACTGGTACACCCTACATCAAGGCTGACCTAGTACCTACTTCCCGTCGTCCTGCTGTTCGTGGTTTAAATCCACAACAACGCTATGATGGACTATACAGTATCCTGATCTGTACACCAGAGGCACTTGGTTCAGGGGCTGGTTATGATGTGGCTGACCTGTTGCTAGATCGCTTTAATGCCACAACAGATATTGTCTGCACTAACCCTTTCGATGCAATCTCTCTAGAGAGTGGTGATGACATCCTTCTAGAAGACGGTAGCAGATTACTTCTTGGTAGTCCTACGATTGTGTCTATTGATTACTCCGAGGTCAGGACGAGTTTCCTTGACTCCCCCTTCTACTGCACCCCTGTGACCATCGCTTGGTTTACATACTATTGATAAAGGAAACTAACTATGCCGTTTAGCCAAGGTAGCCGCGCTGGCCTTTCTTATGTCGTTGAGTCGACTTTCGGTACTACTCCGGGTACTCCTTCTCTCATTCAACTCCCTTATACCACCCACTCGCTTGACCTCACCAAAGAGCGTGTAACTGGTACTGACATTCAACCCGACCGTATGCTTCGTGTTGACCGTCACGGTAACCGTTCTGTGGCTGGTGACATTGTGGCAGACCTTCGTAAGGGCGATTATGACCCCTTCCTTGAGAGTGCTTTCTTTAACACCTTCTCGACTAACGTGCTGAAGGTTGGCACCACCCCGAAGTTTTTCTCTATTGAAGATGCAGCTACTGACATTACTCAGTTCCGTCTGTTCACGGGTATGGCTGTCTCCTCGCTTGCTGTTTCAATCCGTCCTAATCAGATGGTCACTGGTACGTTTAGTATGGTCGGTAAAGACATGACCATCTCTGGTACGTCTGTGGATGCCACAAAGACTGCTTCGTCTGGTAATGCACCTTTTGACGCTTACTCTGGTGCTTTGTCGATTGGTAATGCTGGTGGTTCCTTGTCATCGTCTGCTATCGTGACTGGCATTGACTTCACTATCAACAACGCTCTTGCTCCTACTTTTGTGGTTGGCTCCGCTTCGACCCCACAACTTGAGTATGGTATGGCTACGGTTGAAGGTACTATCACCGCCTACTTTGAAGATGCTACCCTGATCAACCGCTTCATTAACGAGACCGAGACTGGCCTTCAAGTTGTTGTGGACGATCCTACGGGTTCCTCCGATTACACGTGGCTCTTTCCGAGAGTTAAGATCAACGGTGCTTCTGTGCCAGTTGACAATCCGACCTCTCGTATTGTTACCCTTCCTTTTGTGGCACTCTATGACACTGTGGAAGCGACTAACATCAAACTGACCCGCTCTGTGTAATACCACAAGGGTAAACTAATCCTCGCTTCGCTGCGGGGCTAGGGTGGTTGGCTTGTCGGGGGTTGACCACCCGCTTTAAATCTTTCCCGACACTTAACTCATAGGACCACCCGACATGGCCGATCTTAACAATCTGATCCCGACTGACGACACTATTGTTGTCTCCATCAAGCACCCTGTGACTGATGAACCTCTTGTTAAAGACGACAAGACTGAGATGACTATCACTGTATATGCACCTCACTCCATGCAATACAAGAGTGCTGTACACGAGCAAACCAATAAGCGTATCCAGAAGGCATCGAAGGGCAAGAAGATTACCTTCACTGCTGAAGACATTGAGAGCGCTACGCTTGAACTTATGGCAAAGACTACCAAAGAGTGGAACATCCAGCTTAATGGCAAGTCTCCTAAATTCTCTGTGGCAGAGGCTATGGACCTCTACTCCAAGCTACCGTGGCTCAAAGCGCAAGTAATTGATGCCCAAGAGGACTACACTTCTTTTTTGAAGGGTTAATCCTTGATCTAGAGGAATACGCTGAGTGGGATTTCAAACTCTCTATTCCTGACAAAGATGGTGTAACTGAGCGACAACACCTACAAGAAGTTGAAAGGCAGTCTGGACGAACTCCATTGGCTCTACAGGGACCAGAGTTCCCCGAGTTACTGGAATACGTCTGGACTGCTTTTTTGTTGCTTAACAACACCAGAGGTCAAGGGTTCAGTGGACCTTTACCGATAAGTTACCAAGAGATTATAGCTTGGCAACAACTAACGAATAATACTCTACTGCCTTGGGAGATTGAGGCTGTTAAGAGACTTGATGCAGTTTACTTGAGGACGGTGAGCAAATGAGCGACCTTGGCACAATTAGTATCCTTGTGGACGTTCAAGGCAGGCCAGTGATTAACCAACTTGCCACCGACCTTGATAAGGTTGCTGTTGCAGAAAATAAAGTTTCCAAAGCCACACAAGATTTGATTAACAACCTTAAGGAAGTTAGTCGTATTAAGAACATGGCAAGCAAGAGTGCAGACGACCTCTCCAACTCTTTCCGCAGATTGTCTGGTGTAGAACTGCAACGAGCCTCTGAGCGTATGGCTAACTTTGAATCTACCTTAGTCAACTCCAGACGTGGTATGGGTAGTTTTGGTGTGGTAACTCAGCAAGCTGGCTATCAGATCGGTGACTTCCTCGTTCAGGTGCAATCTGGTACTAACTGGATGGTTGCCTTTGGTCAACAAGCCACACAGTTGGTTGGTGTGTTACCTATGATGACTGGCTTCATGGGATTGTCTACAGGTGCTCTTGTGGGGTTGTCTGCTGGTCTTGGTATTGCCATCCCGCTTATTACCGCTATTGGTGCTGCTTTCATGCGTACCTCTGAGGAAAGTGACAAGGCAGCTACAGCTATTGATAAACAGAAGCAGGCGTACGATGCCCTTGTAGAGTCTATTGTTCGTCTTCGTAATGAACGTGAAATGCTCTCTAGCGGTGCTGCCACAACCGAAGAACAAAACGTCCTGAACGAGATTAACAGGCTGGAACTTCAGCGCGCAGGACTTCTTGCTGAATCAGCAGACTTAGCTGCCCGAATAAACCAAGAGGGTGCAACAAGCCTTGGTGCTGAGGTTGAAAGAATTAACCTCGCCTTGCAGGCAAACACTGCTGAACAACAGAGGCTACAAAACGTACTACGTATAGCTGAAGAAGAACGTAAAAGGTTAGTCTCTGCCGAAGCCTTGAAACAAGCCCATGCCCAACAAGTGCAGTACATGGGGCAGACTCAAAATGCACAGCGCTTAATGACTATTGCTGCCACAGAGGCTCTTGACAAGTACAGCAAGATGCGTACTGTGGCCGCTGGTCTCGCCAATGAACTTAAGCGTGGCGCAGATGAAACCTTCCGTATGGCCCAACAACAGGCATCCTTGAACTACGGGAAGATTATGAACACTGGTGACAGTGGCCCTGATGCTGCCCGTAGAGGTGTTATCGCAAACATGCCTAACCCCTTTGGTGTACTTACTGGGGGTGCTGGTGGCGTAGCTGCGGTTTCTAGTGACGCAGGTGGCGGAGGGGGTGGCGCAGGTGCCGTAACTACTCTCCAGAACAAGATGGGAGAGGTTTACAAATACCTTGAGTTGGACCAGTATCTGGTTGAACAAGAGACCATTGCCTTTGAACAACGCCAAGATGTTCTTCGTTCCGCTCTAGAAAACAAGATGGTTACGCTTCAAGAGTATAACGAACTTGAGAAGGCCCTGTCCCTGCAACACCAACAAGACTTGGCTAACATTGAAGCTAACTCTCAGCAAAAACGTCTAAGCGATACTGCGGATGTGTTTGGTCAATTAGCAACTATCGCTTCTGTTGGTGGTCAAAAGACGGCAAAGGCTGTGGCTACCTTCCAAGCTATTGAAGGTACGATTAACGCTTACGGTGCAGCCATCAAGGCCTTGAACACTCCGGGTATTGGACTTGCAGGCAGGTTTGCCGCTTATGCTAGTGTACTCGCGGCAGGTCTTAAGGGTGTTGCAGCAATTCGCTCTGCTGGTGGAGTTGGTGGTGGTTCTGGCTCTGGTGGCAGTTCTCCCGGTTCTGCAACCGTAGCACAATCCGCTGCACCTGCTACACCACAAACAGTGCTTATCTCTGGCCTTGACCCTAATGCACTCTTTACGGGTGAACAACTCTCTCGCCTCTTTGAGAACTTCTATAAAGAGAATGACAACCGTGGCAAAGTATTTGTGGTGGCACGATGACTATTGTTATAACTAACACCCCGACAAGTCAAGATAGCCTACCAACTATTTTGTGGAACAACATCTTCGCTAGTGGTACACTTAGTGCCTCTAGTGAGGCTGCTGATTACCCGAAAGAGAATGCTGTCTCTGAGGCTACTTACAATGCTTGGAAGCCCTCGTCTTTGCCTGCACAATTGACTATTGATAAAGGCACTGCTGTATCTGTAAACTGTGCTGCACTTGTGGCTCACAACTGTGGCACATCTGGTAACACTGTACTTGTCCAAAGTTCAACTAACAACACTACGTGGACTACTCGTGCAACCATTGTCCCTACGGATGATACTACTATCCTAGCTTTGTTCAATTCGGTATCCGCTAGATACTGGAGGTTTAACTTCAGTGGTGGTACAGCACCAGTTATTGGTGTTGCTATGGCTGGAGCTAGGTTTAACTTCCCTGCTGGTGTGGTAGCCCCTTACAAACCAGTCTGGTTGTCTCAAGCCTATGAACTGTTGACTGCCACAACTCTTGGTGGTCAGTTCCTTGGTAACCGAGTGTTACGTCAAGGTGGTCAAACTTCTATCAATCTTGTGGCAGTGGACAGAACTTTTGGTGAAACCACAATTCTCCCTTTCCGTGAGCACTTCAACTCAGGTAAGGCTTTTGTGTGGGCGGCTGGACCATCTGTCTTCTCGAAGGATGTAGGCTATGTGTGGCGCACAGAGGGTTCAACTCTTGCCCCTACTTTCGATTCAACTGGTATTTTCATGAGTGTTGGTATGGAGGTCTATGCTTATGGCGAATAGAGAACCTATCCAACTTGTGGAGATTGACATTGACTACTGTAGCTTAACCTATGGTACAGCGCCTTGTACAGCCACTCTGTCATCTACCAACCTTAACAAGTGTTTCAATACCTATGCCACTTGTCAGGTAAAACCTGTCTTCGCCAAAACCACAAAGACACTCAAGTTTATTAATAACAGAATTAACTTGCCTAAAGGGCTTAACGCTTATCCTTGTCTAGAGGAACGTGGCGTGACAGCTTTCTCAAGCACAGTTAACATTGCTGGTAGTGATGATAAACTTGGGGCTTTTGGTCGTAGAGCAACTGTGTCTGTTAAACTGCAAGACTTTGTGGCTGATGACATTGGTGTAGACAAGTACCAGACAGAGCGTATCAGTGGTGCTGCACAGTTTTCTACTGTAGGCTACAACCCTGTAGATCGTGGGACCTTCTTCACTAAGTTGAAGTCTAGGTTCCCTTACTACGCTGGGCGTCCTCTTCGTATTATTGATGGTTACGTGGATGGTGGTGTCCTTACAGATACCCAGACTAGACACTTCATCATCACTAACGTAGTTGGACCTGACAACCAAGGTAATGTCCAGATCGAAGGTAAAGACGTACTAGCCCTTGCTGACAACAACAAAGCTGTGGCACCTAGGCCTTCTCGTGGTAAACTTGGCGCTAACATCACAGCGGCTGTAGGTCAAGTCTTTACGCTTACCCCTGCTGGTATTGGCACAGAGTACCCAGCCTCTGGTTGGGCCACAATTGGCTCTGAGGTAGTCTCGTTTACTCGTTCAACTGACACTATCACAGTGACTGGTCGTGGCCTATATGGGACACTAGCTGCCACACACAACTTGAACGACTCTTTCCAAGAAGCCTTGAACATCCAAGATATGCGTATTGATGATGCTATCTATGACCTTCTTGTGAACTACGCTAATGTACCAGCGGCCTTCTGTCCTCTTGTGGCTGAGTGGGAACCTGAAGTAACTAAGTGGCTGAGTGCCTTGAAGTTAGATACCGTCATCACTAAGCCCACTGGTGTATCCCAATTGGTTGGTGAGTTGGCTGTGCTTGGCATCTCTGTGTGGTGGGATGAAGTTAACCAAAAGGTTAAGCTGCAAGCCAACAGGCCAGTGGGTGATGAACTCCTTATACCCGTCTCGGATAGAAACAATATCAAGTCTATCCAACAAGAAGATAGAGACGAGGATCGTCTTACTCAAGTACACTTCTACAGTAAACAGTCTGATCCCACCAAAGATTACAAAGACAAAGGTAACTACGATCAGATCAATGTTCTTGTAGACACTGATGCTGAAGCTACCAACGCTTATGCTGACACTAAGATCAAAGAAGTCTTTTGTCGGTGGTTGAACAATGGTGCAGATGCTATCGTAAGGACCTTGGCACTGCGTCTCTTGAAACGATTCAACACTCCTCCTGTACACTATACCATCTTGTTGGATGCTAAAGACAGGGATATTGGGCTTGTTGATGTCCTTGAACTTGACAGCAGGATTGTTACAGACGAGACAGGTTCTTTAGTCAAGAGGCTAGTGCAGGTCATTAAGCGTACTGAGAAGAAGTCAGGTCATGAAGTTGAAATCACCACACAAGCCTTCCAATACGATGGGAAATATGGGGTTATCATGGCTAACACAGCACCTGACTATGGTCTTGCCACAGATGCCGAGAAACGCAATGGGGCTTGGTTTGTTGATGGTACAACCCTTTTGTTCCCTGACGGGGAATCCCCCTATCTGTTTATCTAAAGGAACCCGACATGACAAGTTATATTGCAATTACAGATGCTGAGACTGATCCCGAAGCACCAATAACCTCTGAACTTGCTAAGAAGTGGAGGGATAACCCGATTGCGATTGGCGAAGCTGACAGCACTGTGCCAGCCGGGTTGTTGCCAACTGTTTTGCTTGGCACCCTGACGACCACGAGCGGCAGCACTCAAACATTAAGCTCCCTTACTCTTACCCCCTATAAGTTTTTGGTTTTAGTCTTTAACGACGTTAGTCATAATAGCGCCTCAGTCAACAAAGGGGTTTTTATCACTTCCACTAGTACTAATTCGCTGTTTACGATTCCCAACACATCCGACAGGGGAAATGGTTTGACAACCGTAGATTTGGCCACTGGTGTGTATTCAGGCTCTTTCGATGCGGGGACGGCTGGACGCGTGGCCACTGGTGGAAACAGTAGTTTGTCTACTGCATCCACTTCAGTGACCATAACAGTTGGGGCCAACACTTTTGACTTTGGCTCGGTCAGAATTTACGGGGTGAAATGATGCAGGAAATTATCACCAACGCCCAGACAGGCGAAGTCACGATCCGCGAGATGACGCCAGAGGAAATCGCAGCACTTGCGCCCACCGCTGATCAAATCCGCGCCCAGCGCAATGCATTGCTTGCCGCCAGCGACTGGACACAACTCCCTGATGCCCCTGTAGATCAAACCGCATGGGCCGTCTACCGTCAAGCACTAAGGGATATTACCGACCAAGAAGGTTTCCCTGCTAATGTTGTGTGGCCCACTAAACCTGAATAAGAAGGTATCCCACAATGTCCTTTAAGAAGAATATAGCAGCGGTCACCACAGCCGCTGTAATAGCCACAGCAACCCCTTTCATCGCTAAGTGGGAAGGTCTGAGCCTCGTGGCTTACAGGGACATTGTAGGCGTCCCTACGGTCTGCTACGGGGAGACACGAGGTGTCCTCATGACAGACAGCTACACTAAGCAAGAGTGTCAGAAGATGCTTGAGGCTTCTGTGGTAGAATACTACAACAAACTCAAGCCCTACATGACTAACCCTAATATCCCTGTAGGAGTACAGGCGTCTCTCCTAGAACTAGCCTACAATGTAGGTATCTCTGCTGCTGGTAAGTCTACTATGATGAGACTAGCTAATGCAGGTAAGTATGAGGAAGCCTGTAAGGAACTAGATAAGTGGGTTAAAGCTGGTGGTGGTCGTATTCAAGGTCTAGTCAATCGCAGGGCTGACAGTAAAGTTAACCTATGCTTGGCAGGCTTAAAGAAATGATATGGCTATCAGGACTTGTTGGAAGACAAAAGATAACTCTTTTTGTGGCAATTGCTTTTCTTGTTGGCTTGATTTTCTGGACAATGATCCAGTATGGAGCAAGCAAGGAAACCGCTCGTATAGTCACAGAGCAACACCAAAACTATATATCGACTCGAAAGAGGATTGACAATGCGACGAATGCTCCCCTTAACGATGTTGATAGCGCTCGTAGCAGGTTGCTCCAGCGTCAGATTGACCAGTGACAATGCAGTCTGTGATGGGCTTGAACCACTCGTAGACACTCACGTCAATGCCTTGCTGCTAGACGGTGGACCACAATCACTCCTTAGTGGTGATAGACTTGTAGCAGGCTTTGACGCAGGGTGTAAGAAATGAATTACGTAGAGTATCTTGTAGGGACAGCAATCTCCACAATAATTGCAGGGATTACATGGCTTATTCGCCGTGTATTGACTAACGAGAAACAGATTGCACTACTCCAACTTGAGATTAAAGATCGTGATGTTCGTCGGCAAGAAGACCGAGAGATCATGAACGAGATCAAGACGGATATGAAAGAGATTAAGCGAGACATTATCGAACTCTACAAAGCACAACCAGACGACAAGCATTAAAAATAAAAGTACCCCCGCCGAGGTTTTCACACCTTAGCGGGGGTTTTTCTTTATGTTTTACCCTTCGTGGTCTTGGTCAACGAGTAACCAGAAGAAAACCATGAAGGCAATTACCACGAGAACAAAGGTCATCATGCAGGTTCTCCCCACTCGATGCACTTAAAGATTGCTTTCTCTGGTGGCCACTTACCCTCTTTCTGTAGCGCATAGTTACGCTCTAGGATAGCCACAGCTTCAGAGATACAAGCCTCTTCTTGGAAGTGTACGGTAGTTGATGTGGCAGAGTAACACTCACCACTCACAGTGCTACAGACTAGGAAGACTAATGTAATCATGTTTTACCTCAAGATTAATGGGAGTAAGAACCCTGTGATGATACCACAAACAAGAGGAAGCACAATGTAAGGCAGGTAGTCACGTAGGTTATTCAAGGTTTTCCCCCTCTAACTTAGAGATCAGGAGTTCAGCGTAGTGGATAACCTTCTTAAGGTCCTCTACTCCACCCTTCTGTTTGTAGCGACAAGTGTACTTGACGATGTTGCCTTCACAGAAACCCAACTCGTTAGCCAAGATGAACTCTACAGGCTGGATTTTCATGGACTTGTAGTGTCCACCACCAACTTGTTCCTTTAGTGGGTCTCTCACTTTCTTAGCCCCTTTGTGGTAGTTGTTTACGATACCCATAGGGGAGTTAGCAAATACTGCATCCCACTCTTCAGGTGTCATTTCTGGCATTATATCCCCTCTTCTTCAAAAGCAATGATCCAGTCTTTGCAGATGTCACTACGTACAATGTCGTCCACACCAAACTCAATAATAGGTACATTAACCATTCGACGTTTTGCGATGGTGATGATCTTAGACAAACCTGACGTTTCTTTAATGTCAGACTGACGGATGTCCCCATTGATGACCACCTTAGTGTCTTGCCCTATACGTGTCAAGAACATCTTGATTTCTGCCACAGAAGTGTTTTGGGCTTCGTCTAGGATCACAAAAGCATTCTTGAATGACCGTCCTCTCATCGTGGAAAGGGGAGATAGAATAATGTTACCATTCTTGATGCCAGTCTCAAGTACCCCTTTCCCAAGTTGCTCTTCAAGGACATCAAGCACTGGTGCAGCCCAAGGTGCAAACTTCTCATTCAAGTCTCCGGGGAAGTATCCAAGGTCTTTCCCTACAGATACATTAGGGCGTGTCAGGATGATCTTCTCTACTTGCTTAGACAGATAGGCGTTGGCTGCAAAAGTAGCTGCAATGTAAGTCTTCCCAGTACCTGAGTAGCCACAAACAATCACTTGATCAGATGTGTTCAAAGCGTTGATGTAGAGCCTTTGATTTTCATTAAAGGGGCTAAGCCCAACAATGCTACCACTAGCTTCTTCCTCAGCGCGCTTGTAACGAGACTGACGTTTGCCTTTCGGCTTTTCAAGTGTCATCTTCAAACCATTTCTTCATATCTTCGTAACCACCAACATATTGAGTACCACACCAGAGTTGTGGCACAGTGTCTAGACCTGCCCTCTTCATTAACTTAATAAGCATAGGGTGATCTGTGTAATCATACTCTGTGTAACCTTCACCTCTCTCTGAGATAAGAGCCTTGGCTTTGTCACACCAAGAGCAATTAGGCTTACTGATGATCCACCACATCTTCGTTACTTCCTTTATCAAGACTAATCAACATGTGTCCGACAACAAGTTCAAGGAGTTCAATTCTCTGTTGTTGTAGATACCAAATATAGGCAACCACAGCTAGGCCAACAATCTGTACTAGGTCAAAAAACATCTTATCTCTTTCTTTGTGGTGTAGCTGGCCCCGAAGGGCCAACCATTAAGTCAAATCCACGATTTCGCAGGCACCACCAACGCAAGCGAAAGTGCTGGTTCCCTTAGAGGTATCTTCCGTCTCATACTCACTGAGTTTACTCCAGTCAATACGGTCAGGCATAACAGCAAGAGCATCAAGGTACTCACGCTCAGAGACTTCCTGATAAGGTGCCTGCTGGTAGGTATGGTCAGAGTGTGGCAAGAAAGATACACCAGACACCTCGTCGAAGTGCTTGTAGACCCACGCACCAACTTCCATCCATTCATGGTCACGTACCGTCACAGTGATCGACGGCTTATGCTCACACCAATGACGCTGGTAGATCAACCACAACTCAAGCTGCTCAATCGCAGTCATGTCGTTACGAGTGATAGCACCATCAGGCGACTTCATAGGGAAGCTAAACACAGTTGTCTGGGTAGGCTTCATAACGTCAGGTTCACTGGGGATGCCCTGATCAATCATGAACTGTGTCAGTGGGTCTTTGTTATCTCCCCTTACGGTACGGATATAATAATCACTATGCCGAGCATGAATACCACTAGCACTATCGACAAGCTGGCTAACAGTTCCGCTTGGTTTGACACAGGTAATAGCAGCACTAGCAGGAACACCAAGGCGATTAGCCCAATCAGCGTTAGTAGCGATAGCGACATTCTTCAGATACTCCAAGGTTTCTGCAAGACTGCTTCTCTCAGGCCAGCGACCAGACAACAAAGCGTTGTCCATAATCCCAGTCAGTGACACACCTAGCAGACGCTCTTCCTCAGTGTTGTCTTTCCACACTTTACGCAGATATGGGAAGTGAGTGTACGTTGATTGGATAGTACCAAGGATTGTGGCTAGCTTTACTTTCCGCTCCAAGTCTTCAAGTGTGTCCGTAGCGCGAACCACGACTTCTGTGAGGTTACAGAACTGATACGGGCGAAGGATAATCTCCGAACAAGGATTCGTGCCGAAATCATATGTTGCATCACGACGACCATTCTTTGTGGCTTGCTTCTTAGAGGCAGGACGAGAGAAGATACCACGTTCACCACTCTTACTCTCAACCAGAGACAACCATTCACGCATAAAGGTTTCCATGTCAGGCTTCTCAGTGTATGCCACAGAGTTGTTAGCCAAAGCACGGTGACCACTATTCTCCCACCAAGAGCCACTCTTAGCATGACGCATACGGTCATCAGAGAGGTTAGACAAGCTGATCATAGCAGAGCGACGTACACCACCAACAACCACAACCTCACCAATTTTACACATCAAATCGTGGCATTCGATAGAAGAGAGTTTTCGTCCTTTTGCATTAGCAAACATATTAACAGTGAAGTTAAACAGTTCAACAAGAGGTGCAGGGCCAGAGGCTCGACCACCAAAAGTCTTAAGTTTAGCACCAGCAGGACGAACCTTAGACACATCCCACTTAGGGATTTCACCAGCATACAGAAGGCTAATCACTTGACGCAGGGCCTTGGCCCAACCTTCTTTACTATCCTTTACTACAATTGTAGTATCACTTGCAAACATTGTTTCAGGTACTTCAGGTAGCTTACTGATGTACTGACGTTCAACCGAGAAGCCTACGCCTGTACCACAAAGAAGGATGAACATAGCTTCATCGAAGGACTTAGGGTCATCTACAGGCAGATAGGAACAGTTGTATCCCGCTACGTTGTCACGCTCCAAGGCAGGCCCAGCAGTCATCAGGGCGCGCATAGAAGGACAAACCTCAAGGCCAAGGATAGCATCTTCAAGTTCCCCCACAGGGGCTACACCTTCATAGTCGCCCAGTTTAGGCTCAACAACATTATTAATGTAACGAGCAACAGTTTCAGGCCAAGTCTCTCGACGGTTCTCTGCATCAACCCAACGGGCATAGCGCGATGTTGCGATAAATGACTGGTAGTCAGTAGGCAGGTAATTGTTCAACGATTATCTCCGTTCCCCTTAAGGGTGTTTCGCTCTTTACGGTCTTTTAGTTTAGCAAGCACCATTGTGGCAATTTCGCTAAGGTCATAACCTAGTTCCTCTGCACACATAGCTGCATACCACAAAACGTCACCTAGTTCTTTGGCAGCTTCTTTATCATCGATGTGTCCATCACGGATCATCTTCTTTACCTTAGAGGCATATTCACCTGCTTCTGAAGCCAAGCCAAGTGCTGTGTACACTAGTCCTTGTGACTTAGGGTAGATGGCAGTCTTCTTGCACTCTTCCTGAAACACATCAAAGTCGGACTGCAAGTCTAGTTCCCACTTAGTCATTTCATACCTTTTACATAGGTGTTAACAAAAATCAAGATTACCTTAAGATAAAAAGGGATCAAGACCTGAAACCAAGACCAATCAATGTGTTCAGTTAACTTAAGTCCCACAAAAAGGATGATGAAGTAGTTAAGGAGGGCATAGTTTTCTAGGGGCTTCTCAGTCATTTTCGTACACTTCCAGTAGTACATAGCCAAGGTCATCCAATACTTCTAGGACTTTCCAAGGTGTAAGGTTAAAGCGGAGTAGGATTTCTTCAAACCCATAGGTTTCGATTAGTTCTTCGATTTCTTCTTTAGTCATTTTCTTGCATACAGTTTTGTGGTTCCAATAAAGTCACTGTCGAACAGTTTCGGTCTCATAAAAGTCCCCGTACTTCATCTTCTTGTAAGAGTTAGATGCAACCTCGGCTTCTTCTTTTGTGACAAATGCGCCTAAATAAACGAAGCGACGTTTACCTTTTTCAGTATCCGAGGCATAGGCTTCCCATTTACCAGACTTAATTTGTCTACAGCCAACACCTTTAACCTTTTTGTTTGCACAATTTTGGGCCTTACTTGCAGGTCTAAGGTTTTCTAGATTGTTGTTGCGTACATCGTGATCTATGTGATCAACACATTCAGGCAGGTAACCGTGTGCAACAGCAAAGATCGCCCTGTGCAGAAGCCACCTTTGCCCATCTACCACAAAAGAGCGATAGCCACGCTTGTTTACAGAACCGCCAAGTTCTTGCCCAATCTTTACATTTATACCCCTCTCAAGTTTTGAGAACAACTTTCCCCCATGATAGTAGCAGACTTCCCTGAGCCTATCAATGTCCTCTTGGGTATAGCTTCGTGGTTCCATTAAAATCTCCATCAAATAAGCCCCAAAAGTAGTCGTCCGTGCTTGTCTGCTTACTGTCTTCGATCCACTTGATCCTCCCGATAGGTACTACCTTCTTACAGATAGACATGTAGGGTGCCATGCGCTTATTACAAGCATAACCGAAGGGAAGAAGTAGCCAAGTAGGCTTTAGTGTGGGCAAGTGGTCAAGAAGTGGCTTCAACATGTCCCACTGAAAGGGTGGATTAGTGATTAGTAGATTACAGTGAAGCACGTCTTGTGGTTCAAGAGTAGTAGCATCTCGCTTCTCTACATCAGGGTGTTGTGGCTCAATGTCGTAAGCCCTAGTACAACAGACACCTGTGTGTGTAAGGTCTGATACATGCCTAGCCAAAGCACCATCACCAGCACAAGGTTCACAGAAGGTAGCATACTCAGGTAGGTAAGGTGCAAGAGGCTCTACAGCCTTACTAGGAGTAGGATACCAGTCCCTGTCCCTACGAGGTTTTGTGGTGATGTTATTTGTGGCCACACTAGCTTTACGTCCCATTGAGCCACTCTTCTGCTTCGTTCCAAGATAGCAATGCGTTATCAGGGCAAACACCAATAAACTCAAGGTAACACTCTAGGCAGTAAGTACCATAACCGATAGCATCGTTACCATGCTCAGAGAAGTCTTTGTAGTAGAGGGGCCAACCTGCTACAGGACGCCACTTGTCTTCATGACCACAAGAGTGGAAGATTTTACCTTCAGCCATACTCTTTCTCCAAGTTGTGTTCTTTGTAGAGGATACCATATTGCTTTTTAGCATTGGTTTCATACCAAAGTCTGGCTTCCTCTTCAGTCTCAAAACAAGGTGACCACACACTCTTTTTATCAACACGGATACAAGACCTAAACTTATTACCCTTTTTGTAGACACCCTTTTGCTTACCTGCTTTTATAGGGGCGCTGTTCATCCTGTTTTGAGATGGGGTTGCAAGCCTGAGGTTATCAATTCTGTTATCTTTTTTGTCCCCGTTTATGTGGTCGATCCACCCTTCAGGCCAAGAGCCATGAACAAAGAACCAAGCCACCCTGTGTGCTAACTCGTTTTTACCATTAAACCTAAAGTGAAGATAACCACCACTGTGTAAGCTACCAAACACCTTACCTTTCTTAAAGAAGATGCCAGTTTTTGGGTCATAAATTATTTCATTCATGATCCATATTCCCGTCTAAGTGTCTCAAGACTGACAAACTGAGGTTCGTAGGAGCCATTTGATACCTCACGCTTGATGACGACACCCTTCCACCAATCCCGATTTGACTGCCCGGCCCATGACTCGTCTGCACCTTTATAGCACCCCGCGACAAGGCCAATAATTGAAGCAGGGTGAGCACTGTCTTTAAAATACAAGCTGCGCTTATGGCTATGACCACAAGTGCTACTATGGTTACGGTGCTGGAGGATGGAATAAGCATGATGAGTGCCAGACATAGAGTTCCCAAAGTTACCAGAAGCAAAGTAATGAGCGTATGAAACACCATCATAATCAGCGATGGCTGGCGCACCGTTTTCATATGGGTAGTATTCATCAAACCAGTGGTCCGTTTGAAGATGCTTGAAAGAAACCCCATACTTATCTCCTTGTAAGCGAGGGTCGTGAGCAATGGCTTTATTGATACGCTCTTCGTGGTTGCCACAAAACCCTACACGCCAAGGTCGCTTCTTCTTACTGACCTTGTAGCGACCCCAGATACGGTCCATAGCTTCGTTATAGTGTTCTATGTCTGCTTGGTAACTCTGAGACACAATGGCTGCTGGATAACGAGTGTCGTAGGTATTGAGACTACGCATATCAGCCCCATCCCCCAAATCAACGCAGTAGTCAGGCTTGATGTCTTCAATCAGATTTCCCAACCAAGTGAAACGTTCATTGGAGACACTTGGGTCTGCGTGTCCACATGACCAAACGATGCACGTACGAGGCTTATTGTGGAATTTACTCATCGTCGTTCCACTTTTTAACACGATCACGGACATAGTTACGGAAGTCTTCGTCAGAGAGGCCCTCTTTGTCTACCCGAGTAGTAATCTTATACTTAACGTCTTCGTAAGTATAAAGGGCAGACTCCATCTTAGTGGCGTGGTATTGGATACGTTCAACCACAGCAGGCAGTGCAGAGAAGTCGTGTGTAGTAAGCATCTTTCGGATTTGCTCAAGGCAACCACAAATGTACTCATCCACATTGATTGTGTAAGGGATTTTACTCATCGTCATCACTCCAATTCATCCAAGAGACTTGTGCCACAAAATGTGCGATAACTTCTAGGGCATCCTCTCGGCTTTCGTACTGTAGTTCCTCTACACCCACACTACCATCATCACGAAGTGCCTTAACGATCAGCATCCAGCATTGCCCATAAGGAAAACCAAAACCATCGTCCACTTCGCAGTAACTAGGGTAATCGCTAGAATGAATTGGTCCCTCAAGTACATCAAGGATTTTCAGCATTAACCTCTCCGTTTTTAAAGTTGAGTAAAGCGTAATCACCGAAGTATTTTTTGGCAGCACTATCGTATGCTTTTGCTGCATCGACTTCTGATAAGTAGTAACCAAGGTGAACAGTCGACTTACCTAATCGGATGTAACTTTTCCACCTTTTAGTTTGCTGATACCAACTAACACCTTTATACAACGAACTTGAACCCCCTTTTTGTTTCTTTCGATTCATCCCGTTTTGCTTGTGGGATGCGATTCGCAAGTTTTCAATCCTGTTGTCTTTTCGGTCTGCATTAATATGGTCGATGGAGCCTTCCGGCCAAACCCCATAGTGCAACAACCAAGCCACCCTATGACCTTTAAACAACTTTGACTTACCATACTTTCGCAGAGTTATCACAATATATCCGTGACAGTCTATGCAACCAGCAGGCTTATCTAATTTTCTGTTTGAGGATGGTCCATTTTTCCTAACCCACCACAAGTGTCCAGAAGAAGGGTCATAAGTCAACTCTGACTTAAGGAGGTATACCCAATCCTCATCTCTCATTTCAACCACTCCTCTGGGATAAGTTTATCTGCGAACTTAAAGTCATTCTTGGTACACCAGTCACCATAGCTTGTAGGTGAACCCTTCCTGATCTTAGTCTTACTATTACTGAAGACAAACCTAATGTCAAGGTCAGGGTACTGAGACTTGATCAACAAGTGCTTCTTTCTGTCTTCAGCAAGGAAGCGACCTTTACTTTCTAGTATGATGCCATTAGGAAGCAAGAAGTCCGGGGTGTATGTATGAAGGCTTTCGGGGATAGTGTACTTGATCTTTGTGGTTTCATACTCTACCCCCAAACCTGCTTCAGACAGTTGCTTAGCTATCTTATCTTCTAGCCCTGATCTGTAGCCATGCTTCTTGGCGGCTCCCAGATTTGACCTTCGTAACGTCTTAGCCATGACTGTCTTCGCTGTCTTTTATTGGGATTAGATGGAATTCTGCCAAAACTTCACAAGACCACCCAATAGCATCTTTATCCCACACTCCTTGACGGCGGCTACGTAGACTTGAGTTGTATGGGTTAGGTCCGTTGTCAAGCCGTGTGTGTGCGTTCCAAGCCCTCTTTGCTGCACCAACAGAAGACCAAGAGGTTTTACCTTTTGGTGTTTTCCAAACATTACCTTGTGGGTCTTTAATAACAACAACTTGAATCTTGGTTTTCATTTAGGTGGCTCCCAAATTTGCCCTTCATATCTGCGAAGCCACAACAACCTCGCATTGGTAATCAAACCCTCTTTATCACCCTTATAGGCTTCTAGGCAGACATTGTACAGGTCCAACTCTGTCTCACAGTCAGCAAGTAGTTTCTGTGCTTTAACTGGACCAACCTTATAGACCCCGATAACATTATCCACTGCATCACCCGTTAAGGTTTGCTGGTAGAAGAAGTTAAGCCCTGTCCACTCGTCTATCTTAGTCCAGACATTCTTAACTGGGTTGTAGTTAGTGCCGGGAACCTGTAGGAAGTCTTTATCAATAGACACAACCACACAGTCAGGGTAAAGCCTTGTAGCCTCAATGGCAATGTCATCATCAGCTTCTTGATCAACACTTACACTGGCGTTGTAGTTTTCCATGAAGTGTTGTCTTGCAACACCTAGAAGGATAGGCTTTTCTTTATCAGCCCTATTAGCCTTGTAGGTCTTAGTGAACTGATGCCTGAAGTTACCTTTACCAGTCAAGTAGATTTGATAATCATTTTTTGTGGCATAAGGGTTGGTGGCTTCTAGGATGTTACCGACGAGTTCGTCAAGTTTATCGCAGATGCCACCAATAGTTTGACCATCCTGAGAGAAAGCAGCACGATAGGTTAGCGTATCGCCATCAATCAGCAGTTTCACTCTGGTACATCTCCATGACAAACTTATTGTACTGATCAGCAGTAGTGTAGAAGTCTAGTACCCGATAGAAGGCAGAGAGAGTTGCAGCCTTGTTATCAGGTTTCTCAAAGGGGTCAAAACCTTCCTGAGACAAATCTCGGATATTCTCTTTCAGGCTCTCTACCACAAAAGCATCAGAGATGTCATAGAATTGGTTGTAGTAACCATAAGAGTCCTTAAGGACCTCTTTGATTGCGTTGATCTTATCTTCAAGCATTAGTTTAGGTTCTCCATAAGTGCTGTCCACGATACGGGGTACAGGCTTGCCATCTTCTCGTTTACCTGTTCTGCAACAACACGGCTTTCGTATTGTGTATCTTCCTTCAACCGTAGTGCACACATCTTGGCAAAGGCGTCTAGTGATCCGCTCCAGTACCACTCCGTAAAAACAGATTGTGGCAGAACCATACGGGCTTGTTCAGGTGCTACGCCAACCTCAAGAAGGAAGTTGTAGTTACGGAGACATGCTTCGTAAGCATAAGGGTTGTGATCCCAGTCGAGGTTTGAGCCAGAACCTTGCTTCTTGTCTTCTGCTCGACCCCGCCACACATCAGGTACATAGAATTCAGGCTCCTCGTCAACGTATCGACGACTAATCTCGTTCCACCGAAGGTAAGAGTGCTTCACCAATTGTCGTGCCACAAAGATAGGGGCTTTTACGTGGAAGGAAGCGAAGGCATGTCCAAAGGGCGACAAGTGTTTGTGCTTGGCAAGGTAGTGAATTAGCTTTTTGTCAGCGTCTTTTAGGTGCCATACGCCAAGTCCATCCTCGTCCATACCAGACTTCTTACCAAAGCTAACCCTAGCGGCATTGACCACAGACAGGTCGTTGCCCATATGGTTTACATACGTAACCTTCAAAGTGTTTCTACCTCCGTCCCATCATCTTTCACAGCGATAATCTTCTTCACATAAGTGTAACCACAACCCTGAAGGAAGGCGAGATACAACTCAAGAACATCACCAAGGTATTCTACATCCCCTTGAGACACTAGAATGTCTCGTTGTCCCTCTACGTCTTTAGCGAGGAATTCGTAATACACTTAACCCTCCACAGCAAAATATTGGGTTACAGTCACCTCTTTTGGCTCAACTTCAGTTAGTACCAAGTTAGGCTCTGTTTCTTGGTATTCAGTAGAACCAACGTCCCAAATGGCAGCATAATACTTACCAGAGGCTACGTGCTTAAGCACTTGAGAGTAACAAGTTGTCCATCGGCGCTGCTCTACAATCTGTTCCTCAGTGACTTGGACAAAGTCCTCACCGTAGAAAACCTCCTCAAAAGCATCTTTACCGTCAACGTCATAAACAGAAAGATCAAAGACTTTCATAACCTGCACCTTTTCTTGTGGTTAATGGAAAGGGGTGGCACCCTTTTGTAGATGCCACCAAGTTTCTTTACAGTCAGTCCCAGCCATTAGCCCCAGCGAGTTCATACTGGGCGTGGTTGACAATACCGATACCCATCAACTCTACACGATGGAAGACCTTACCCTTAGCCTTACCGTGTACACCTACGCCCTTCTGGATAGACAGCTTGACCTTAGCCTTAGTACCGTTACCAAGGAGACCGTCTTCCATAGTCCAAGGCGTAGAGTATTGATCAAGACGACCCTTCTCACCAGCGTCCTGCCATGCCTTCTTGGCGATATTCAGGTCGAAGACATTAGGAGGACCAACTACCAGACGTTCATCAGTAGGTTGACCATTCTCATCAGTCTTCATAAAACGAGGGTGAATGTGGGGACGACGAACAGTAAACTTATAGAAGGTTTCACCATCACGGTCAAAGGGCTTGAATTGCTCATAAGCACCTTGCTTCTCAGGGCAACCCATATCGATAGCCTTGTCTTTCTCTTCTTTAGAGAGGATCAAGGTGACTTTGTACAGACCATCAGTGTCCGAGTAGTCAACACCCTTGTCAGGGTTCCCCATGTCTCGGTTTTCAAGGAACACCTTTGCATATTCGAGTTCTGCATCAAGGGTGACATACTTAGTATTGGAAGCCATTTTAGACCTTTCATTGTCGAGGTTGTGTATATAGGCACAGTTACTGATTCTTACAAGCGGTTACTACAAGAAAATGCTATTGTCTATCAAAAAAGTGACGATAGTACTCGTAGTATTCTTCAAGGGTCCAGTCCATGTTTACCTCAAGCCTTTGCTTCATGTTTAGAAAGGGGCTTAATGGACATTGCCATAGTTATCCCCAAACTGGATGTCTATCCCCAGTTCCACGTTAAGTTTAAGTTTGTTGTTGGCCTTTTCGATAGCTTGACTAAGAGAAGACTTAACCTTGTCCTCAGAGCCAACATCTAGAAAAGCCACCACTTCGTCATGACATTGTAGCCTAACCACAACACCAGATTTACGCACATAGTAAAGCCAAGTATCAAAGGCATAGACGCCAGTTGATTGGTTAACTGTAGAGAAGGCATCTTTCTCTGACCGCAGATTATGCCAGAAACCAGAGACAGGGTTCTTGACCCACAAGTAAGGTCCGACCTGTTTAATCTCGAATTTCTCTACAGCCTTCTTGACTGAGAAGTTACGTTGCCAGTAAGCCTCAATCAGTGCAGCAGCTTCCTTGACAGGGATATCCACAGTCCTTGCCAACTTAGCTTTACCAACACCATATGTTGCACTATAGTTAACAGCTTTATACTGTGAACGAATTGTTTTCATCCTCTTTACGATCTGCGCTTGTTGATCTTCATCAAGGGCCTTCATCTCTTCAAAGGTCATTCTCTCTCCAAGTATCTTATAGCTTCCTTTAGGCAATCTGCACTGTCCTTGAATAGGCCAAGGCCACGGTTGCAGTTGTGACACAACAGACCTCTAACCTTACCTGTAGAGTGGCAGTGATCTAAGTTTAACCCACTGTAGTGACCACTAAGCATCTTAAAGCCTGTTGTTTTGCAAATTGCACAGACACCGTTTTGCTCTTCTAGAAGACCTCTCACATGAAGAATACCAACCCCATAGTTTGCTTTGTAGTATCTGTCTGCGTTTGCATCGTCGATACACCCTTGCGAACAGTAAAACTGACTTGGAGCCATGAGTTCAAACTCTTTACCACAGAACTTACAAGGTTTGTTTCTAAACTTACCTTGTGGGTATTTGCTTGGTCTTGCCGTTTGTTGTTCTCTTTTCTTATTTCCGTTTCTTATCATTGTACCACTCGTAAAACTTGTATTCATCTTCTGTAATAGCACCAGCAAAGACTGCTAATCGAAGATGCGGATCGAACCCCGGCTTAGACATCTCTGCCACATACTCAGGGTCATAAGGCTTCATGTAGTGGCGCTTAGTAGTGTCTTCTAGAGAAACCATATCAGAACCACACAGGACCATTCCTTCAGGTGCTACGATAGCCCCACGGATTTCCTTACCCCAAGGCTTATCGACTTTAGGCAAGTTAACGATAGGCTTACGGTGTTGGAACCTGAAGGTATTGGTCAGGCCACCAATACTAGCAACAATCTTACCGTCTTTGTGGTTATCAAGGAAACTCTTGAAGACACCCTTACGATGCTGGATGATACCCATATCGACAAGCAACTGGATGGCAGGTATGTCTTCTGCCAAGTCTTCTACACTACTACAGAGGTCATCCCCATCTTTGATCTGTGGCACTTGTTTCTCAGAGCCATCGTCCTTCTTAGTGTACTTGAAGGTCTTAGGCTTCCAGCCAAGAGAGAATAGCCAATCTTTAACTTGTTCATGGCTATTAGGGTTACCGTCTTGGTATCCCAAAAGCACATTGACAGGACCTACAGTATCACTAGGTAGCTTGAGGTCTTTGAGTGTCTCAAACCACTTCTCACCGATAGAAGACAGGGTACCACCTTTCTTATACAAGACTTTAGGCTTCTCTACCTTTTTGTAGATAGGCTTCTTGGGCATTACAGCAGACAACTCTGTGATCTTGTCTTGTTGCATCTGAGACAGAGTGTCGTAGTGCTTTTGTACTGCCACAACGTCGGTAGTGATAGGGTTCAGTTCTTGTTCCCTTGCACAATCAGCCTTAAAGGAAAGGTACTGGATGACCTTAAGCATTTCCACTTCATTCCCATACAGGGACATCAGCTTACGTTCATGCTCTTTCCAAGTCATCCAGTTAATCTTAACGTCTTCACTGACACGGTGGGCATACTCTTCAGGTGTCAAGTTATTCCAGTCATCAATCTTAGGCTTAGGCTTACCATACTTGATACCGTAATACTCCAAGCCATGACGGTCCATATCGAAGTTGACATACCACGACAAGAAAAGAGTATCTACGAATTTAGTATGGTCCAAGGAAAGGCCGAGAAGCCTGTTTAACAGAGGCATGTCGTGTCTGATAGCATTGTGCCCTACAAACATACAGTCTTGTTGTGACAGGACCTCTCGCATCTTGTCATAGTCGTGGGTTACATGAATGTCTACACCGTCTTCGGTCCAAGAAAAGACGTGTAGTTTTGTGGCAACATAAGCCAAACCATCACTTTCAGAGTCAAAGACGATATACTTCAAGCTAGTCTCCTACAGTGGGTGGGCTAGGGAGTGGCATCCAGTGTGTTGGCGGGTGTTTTTTAGAGAACATGCTCCAACGTTCACTCTCTGGAATCCAATATGTAAAGGTTATTCTACCATCACTTGTTGGTGCTAAAAGGTAGTCAGGCTCAAATACCTCCCTAACTCCCTTTTTCAAAGCAACAAGTCGGTACTTACCTTTGGGTGCAGTCTCGATTGGTTGCCACACTGTAATCACCCATCCAATCCTATTTGAACTTCATCACGGTCATTCCAACCAGCTTTATAACCTGTCTTGTAGCAAACCTCAAGAAAACCCTCTAGGATTTTCATATGCTCACTCATGACAGCATCAAAGAAGTTGACCATACGAGGTTCATCATGCCCATCTGACTGATAGAACCAATCCTTGAAGCCGTGGTCATTTTCCATTCAAGAACCTCTTGTACTCTTCTGATTGACCTAGAGAGAAACCAGCAGAGAAAGCCCACCAGATGTCGTCTAGATTACCTTTGTTTTCTTGGATGAACTTGTACCTAGTCTTACCAGTGTCCATCTCTTCTTCAAGCCATTTGTTGAATGTCTCAAAACCAGTCACAGCCATTTAGTCAACCTCATTAAGTTTAGCCCAGTTACCGAAGAAAAAAGAAGCCATTTTGTTGTAAGCCAAAGCAGCTTCTTTCTCTGTCTTGAAAGAACCAATATGGTGTTGCTTACCTTTGTACTTGATCTTTGCGTAGTAGCTAGTCTTGTTCTGGTAAACACCTTTGTACTTACCTTCCCGCCTAGCTTGCAACTTTTGGTTTGCTCCGTTTTGTTGCCTAGTGGCCAACCTAAGGTTTCCTATGCTGTTATCAGTAGGGTCATTGTTGATGTGGTCAACCTCAGCACAAGGCCAACTATCGTGGTAGTAGAGCCACACAAGGTTATGCGCCCTGACAAGAACGCCTTTATACCTTACAAGAGTGTACCCATCACCATCAACCCAACCTGCTATTTTACCAGACCTTGGTCCCGTTAGCCAATATAGACGACCTTCCTTGTGAGTAAAGTCCCGCCTGACATCCTCTTGGGTCCAACCTCTTTCTACAGATTTCACCATGTCTCTGCCTCACCGCCAATAGTGGTTGTCTTAGGGTCATAGTACATCTTACCACCATCACCAAGGATAGAAAAAGGGCGGTTTTTAGACACTGTAATCACTGTTGTATTCCTTGTAATAGGGTCGCTAGAGAACCTGTCACGTTCAACTTCAAGGATCACGATGGCCTCCTCTTCGATAGCCTTAGCATACTTAGCTGCGCCAGCTTCGTTGACGTGACTGATAGCAATGATACCCACATTCTTACGTTTAGTCAAATCAACCATCTTAACCGCCAACTCAGTAAGTGCAGCAGTTGCGTTATCCACACCAGAGAGGTATGCAAGACGCTGCAAGTGGTCAATGAAGATAAAGTCTACGTTGTAGATTGCAATGGCGGTCCTGATACAAGACAAAACAGACTCCATAGGATCACTAGGGTCAATCTCAAAACTTACATAGCGATCATCAGCAGTCAAGGTTTTGATTGTCTCGATGACAGTCTGTTCACTTACACCAGATGTTTGAGCATCTTCAATGGTCCTGACGTTCTTCTTTAGGTGGTAAGTCACAAGACCACGACCTGTTGTAGATTTCATTTCCTCCATGTGAAGGACAGCAACCCTAGCCCCCTTATTGACAACAAGGTCATGCTGCCAATACCGAAAGATGTCAGTCTTACCCGTACCGGGAAGTGCTTTAAGGATAGTGATACCCCCCTTAATAAAACCACGCACAACCTTATTAAGGTCATCCACAGGGGTAGGGGCATACTCATAAGGCCGCTCTTCGGTGAGTACCTTTTCCCATTGCTCTGGGCTAGATGTGAAATTCTCAGGAGTGTACTTAGAGGCACCCCACCAAGATTTCTTATAAGCCTCTGCCTTCTTAGCCTCAAGGAACTCGTTAGCGTCTTTAAACGAACCGTGGTTCACTTTGTAAACACGACCGGGAAACAGGTCAATCAAAGCCAAAGCAAACTTCTCAGCTTTGTTGTCGCTATCAAGAGACAGGTAAATCTTCTCGAATGAACCTAGCCAATCCTTGCAGTTCTCTAACAACTTGCGACTAGGGTTAGCACTTGGAAGAGAAACCACAGGATAGCTACCAAGCATTTGGTATGCAGCCATGCAATCCTCTTCTCCTTCTGTTACAGTGACCGCTTTAGCACTCCCAGCAGGGAAAAGGTTCATACCAAAAAGTGTATCGGCTTTAAAACCTAAGTTGTCACTGAAGTCTTTAGGGTGAATGCGCTTCTTGCTAGTACCATTGGGGTACTTGTAGATAGCATACTGTGGTTCACCAGAAGTGTTTACCGAGATGGGTGCATCGTAGAACTCCCTGATCTTACCACCAATACCTCGATAAGTAAGATACTGTAGTTGGCCTTGTGGCACCACCTTTAATGGTGTGATGTTTTGGTTTGTGGTAGTTGTCATCTGTGTGTCTCGTCCTTCATTTCCCCTTAGTGGGTATTCATCGCTTACCCAATCGTAAACGCTCATTCCCTTCGAGGGATATGGCTTACCACAAGAATAACACATGCCAATCTGCTTCTCTGTATTCCACGAGAAAGCATCGCTAGAGTTACAATCGGTGTGTGGGCAAGGTTGGTGACTAATTTCCATTGTTACCCTTCTGTGTGTATTGGGTCATGGCGTGGCCCCTTTGCGGATGGCGGCAAGCTGGTCGGTTAGTTCCATCCGCGCTACAACATGCGGGTAAAAGCCCCTCCAGCCGTCGCATTCGGAACGGTATTCGCCGCTCTCCACCCACATATCTCGCAGCGGTGACCAGCCTTCGTCGTCAAAGTAATCGACTATCTGACGGCATTCAGTGGCCAGTTCTTCGCAGTCCAGATGCCATGCCAGCGTGTAAACATGGTCATACTTACAGGTCTGAAACCCGTAATCCTGCCCCGGCGCAATATCTCGATAGCAGTGAAAGCACTGATGACGCTTGCGGGCTTTGCGCGTCCCTTGGTCTAGGACAATGATCATCCCTCACCCCCCGATCCGTGCGAGGGCGGCGCGCACCCTGCGGATTACGGGCCACGCGCTGTGCTTGCGATCCCCGATCTGCTTGGCAAATGCATCGGCCAATTCGCCAGCCGCCTCCACCAGTTCCGCCACGTCGGGCGCAGACACAGCGGGCAGGGCGGCGATGGCACGATCAAAAGCAACGTAATGGTCGCCGTGGACATACGCAGGGATCAGTGCTCGAACAGTCCTACGACTAATCAGATCATCATCATTCATCGTTACAGTCTCCTTCAACACCACTGAGGTCATGTTTAGTGATCCTCTTGTAAGGACCGATAGGCTTAGATAGTAACCACAAACCAACAAGACAAGAGTAAACTACAGAAAGTGATAGCATGACATCTCCTGTAACAAAATGTTATCTGTAGTCCCCCTTGAAACCACTGACCACAGTACTATGTATACTTTGTGGTTCCCCCGCTCTGTATATACCCTCTATGTATCAATCAATCACTCATAGTAATAGAGAGAATAGAAGGTATATACCTCTATGATCCACTAGAAGAGAGGGTACCACATACTACCTGTCTTGTTGTGGTAGTCTAGAAGACTGTCTAGTTTATGTTGTGTAGCTTTAGATTTGTCTACCTCACCATCCCACTCCTGTTGCTGTAGGATTTGAGAGAGTTGCTTAGCTACAGACTTGATGTCAACCATACCTAGCTTAGTCTGATCTGTGGTCATTTTGTGGTATCCACTCTGATTGGGTAGTAGTGGTTGCACTCCTCGTTTATAGAGTGGTTGCCAAAGAACCAAGCCTGACGGTACTCACTAGGCTTAGTACCACTCTCTGGGCTTCTGTAGCAGTGTGTACGTAGGTCACACACATCTGAGGTACACATAGTAATATCTGGCATACTATTCCTCTTGATTAGCTTTGTGGTAAGTCAGGACAGGGACAACCAAGTCAAGTTCAGAGCCATAAGCTGCCTGAGTGCTTTCTGACCACTTGACCCAATAAATGTCGTCACCACTCATTTGAGTGATAACCCCTACATCATTTCGACGATGTGGATTGATGTGGTTTGAGTTACCACGAACGATGTCCCCGATCTTAATCGCCATTACACCAACTCCCATGAGATAACCTTGGTTGAATAGAAAGACTTCCACTTACCAGCGTCAAGATCAAAGACAGTGATAAGGTCTTTACCCTCTAGGGTTGCCACAAAGACAAGTGCATCATCTTCTGTGGTAGGCTTGTTGAAGAAGTTACAGTTCATAGTACGAACCTCACCACTGTTAGCTTTCTGGAAGGTAACCTTGAAGTTGTGGTTACAGATAGCGATAGGATTGAACGGCTCAGTCATTGTGTCAAGCATTGTATCTTGCTCCTCGCTCGGTTTGCATGAGTGTACATAGCCATAGTCGTAGTGATTCGTCAATAGTTTTCTGCCTCTTTACGTGTAATAAAGAAATGGATGCCTGATGTACATTCGATGCGGATATCTTCATCATACTTGTCAGGGTACACAGTCATCCCCGGTTCATACTTAGTCTTACCGTCATGTTTAGAGATACCAGAGCCTTCAAGGACTACCACAAATTCAGCACGACACTTCCTACCAACAAGACTTGATGTACGCTTTGCATTTTCTGGAATAAGGAGTTTTAAGACACCTCCATCAACCTTCTTCCAACCGATGAAAGAACCTTCTTCTGGGCAGATTTGAAAGTTTGGGAGGTCAGCACCCGACAGGTCAGCATCCCACAGGTAAGCACGCGACAGGTCAGCATCCCACAGGTTAGCACGCGACAGGTTAGCACCCGACAGGTTAGCACCCGACAGGTAAGCCCCCGACAGGTCAGCACCCGACAGGTTAGCCCCCGACAGGTTAGCCCCCCACAGGTTAGCCCCCCACAGGTAAGCACGCGACAGGTCAGCATCCCACAGGTTAGCACGCGACAGGTTAGCACCCGACAGGTTAGCACCCGACAGGTAAGCCCCCGACAGGTAAGCACGAATGCCGCCAGCCTGATTAAGCAACCACTTTTTGTGGTTATCCAAGATGGTTTTAAGTTCGTCTTTAGTGTAAGTATTCATGGTGTTTTCCTTTTAACTCAATTGTTAAGGTGTGGTAATGTGCACTACAGACTATCAGAGGAGTACTTCTCCCAGTAAGTCTCACAGGCAATCTCAAGAGCCTTATCAATCAAGTGTTGTGGTAGCTTAACCACCACGCCTTCACTGTCCAGAACCTCTTGTACCACAAGATCAGGGTCACTGACCTCATTGAACTCATAACCTGTGTCTGACCAGAACTCCCACTTACCTACACCGTGGCCAACGATAGCCACACAGACTTCCACTTCACCAAAAGGTTCTTCTTCGATGTAAACGCTCAGGTAGTTAGTGTTGAAGTCCATGTGGTTATCTCCTTTAAGAGCTAGCTTGTTTCTGTATTCTAGGTACAGAAGTTATGGTGATTCGTCAAGACTTACTTCAATGTAAACCCTACCTTCTTTGTCAGCCTCTAGTTTACCATCTACGAACATAGCACCTTCAGCACCCCATAACTTACAGGCTACATAGTTTACATCCTGCATCCTGTAGGCAGGTATCTTACACTCAGGGTCACAGAACCAAGTAGATTTATCACTGAAGTCTATCCAAGTTGCCTTTGCGTCATATAACCATGAATCGATTTTATTCACTCTGACCACACCCCAATCTTATCAGCTTCCACAATAAAGTGGTACTCTACCTTAGCCTTCCACTGTCCTACCCACTCAGGGTGCTGAATAGCTGCCACAGACAAGAAGACGAACCACAAACAAGTGCAGGCTATGATGGTGTTATTCATCTTTTAGCCCTTCCAGATTATCTTTTGCATCATTTAACTTCACCCATTGGGCGTTTGTAGCAAAAACAAGAGGCCCATAGTCGATGATGTCTTGGTATGCGTCTAGTAGTTCTTGGATAGCTTCAATATAGTCGGCTGCTTCATCAACCACTTCCCATTCGTGTAGGTGTGGGTCAAAGTCACGCAACCTTTGTATTAGATCAACACACTTTTGGCTCATTTCTTAGCTTCCTCTTCATCAAACAGTTCGACAAGGGTTTTAGTCTTGTTCTGCACCTTGTGGCTAAGGGCTTCCATCTCAATATTGTAGATCAAGGTGTTCAGCATCTCCTCAATCAACGACAAGCCATCACGCGCCTGATCAAGACCCAACAAAGCCTCTTCAAGGTCATCATCACGGAAGGCACTAGTTTTAGATTGGCTGACGGTATTCCAGATGCGATCAGTATCGTATATGATTTCACGGATGTCACGAATAATGTCTTCAGTCTTCATTGTGGTTATCCTCTCTCAATCTGTGCTATCTTCGACCCAGTAGACGGTAGTGCCTTTAACCCACGCCTTCTTACCTTGCATCTTGAACTTCTCACAGATTGACTGTGCAAGGGTTTCGTCTTCATAGTCCCAGTTATTGACACGTTGGGTGATCATTCTGTAACCTCTTCCATGTTAGCCAAGGCTTGATCCAACACCGCCTTGAATGCTTTAGCCTCTTTGATGAACTCTTCCTTGAAGTAATCACGCTCAGTATAGTAAGCCTTGATGGCAGATTCGTTAAGATAACGAGCGCCAAGCATCAAGTTCAGTGTGTCTTCAGTCTTCATTGTGGTTATCCTCATACAAGGTTGCTGTCGTTCTTGATGTCCTAGTATTTACGTGATTCGTTTGTGGTTGTCAACACAAATCTGGTTCTTGTATTCCCACGATAGGGTGTATGGCCCCTAATTTCCACTCTGGGGGTCAAACCACAAATTCCCCTACACCCCCTGATTTCCACTATGGGGGTAATAGACGAGTTCTCGTCGCAAGCGACTGCGAAGCGAACAATTTCCACTGTGGGGGTCCAGCTTTGTGGCTTTTTCGTCGATTCTGCTGCCACATACCTTGGAACGTGCAGGTCTGGGATGGTATAGGTCTGGGATGGGCTGGTATACCCATACGTGCAAAGGTATGCACAGACCACATCCCATACTTTAGTTATTAATTCACGCTGATTTAGTTAATGCTTATTACATAGGAAAACCGTTGGGTAATTTTATTACTTAAATCACTTTAATTTAGTTAATCCGCATTACATAGGAAAACTGTATGTTATTGGGTATTACATAGGGAAAGAGTCTGGTAATTTTATTGCTTAACTAAGACTCAATGATTTAGACTAAATCCCATACTTAAACGGTCGGAAATAGCTTATCGCGCTGCCGGATAGGTCAGTAAGTTTTACCTAGATTCCGTTTAGCCATGCCCGATGATTTTTGCGAATCGCATAGCGACCCCTGCCGGGTCCAGCCCGGTTCAATGCCAATCGGCATATGCGTTTCTTTCCACCTTGTCAAGCGATACCACAAAGATTCCCGCCTATGTATAAGGACTCTAAATTCTTTCCGCTTTAGCTATTTTCCGCTTGGCGAATCGGAATCGCTATGCCACAAACAATGCAACAGGGAACAAGAGGAACCGACACAATGAAGCTTTCCGGCACAATCGCAATTCACCTTTCCGCAATGGCAGAATATCGCCGCAATATCGCGGAAACTAAGGAGTTGATACAGGTTAGATCAACCAAGGATTTCGCTGAATCGTTGCGTCATGCCTTCTATAGTGAACGTCGCGCAGCTATTAATTCTCGCATTGCCCCCTGGCTTTATAACTGAAAGGGATCGGAAATGAAACTTTTGGATATCGTCGACTCAATCGCTGGGATTTTTGTTCTGGCAACTGTGACTTACATCATTCTTTCCCTTAACTGACGCTAACGCTAACCACAAGAAAGGAGACTACAATGCAGAAAACCTACGGCCTTGCCATTGAAAAACCCCACGGCTTGCAAGCGTTGAAATTGCCACCAATGACTCTTGCAAATGCAGAGAAAGCGCGGCGCAAGCTTGAAACAATGGGGCAAAGCACCCTTGTCGTTAACCTTAATGCGGAATGATCAAAAATGACACTTGTGGTAAAATATCCGTCCAAGAAAGTACTAAAGGAAAACATTGGCCAGAGACTGCGCTACATTGAAACAAGCCTATTTGGTCCAGAGTATAGGCCCGACGGTGTTTTGACTGTAGCCAATCGGCCCCATATAACGGGCCTTGGACGTGAATTCTTTGCTAACGTCACAATGGCCAATGGCGTCATAACTAAGGTAGTCTAATCATGACAATGACTCTTAAATCCGCCCAACTAGATGCTGGCAAGATATCGCTTGGCAATGGTAAAATGCCGGGATCAACTTTCGCAATATCTGCGACCAAATGTCTAGTTGGTTCAAAACTGGCCAAGGTGAAGGATTCAACATGTTCCCGTTGCTATGCGTTGAAATTGGAGAAACTCCGACCAAGCGTTAACCAAGGCTGGTTGGCTAACTATGAAAAGGCGACACGGCTTATTGCCACCAGTCCAGATAAATGGGTCGCGGCATGTGTTTTCCAGATCATGCGCGCCTATGTCAAAAGCGGTCAGCCGTTCCATAGATGGTTTGATAGCGGTGATCTGCAATCGGTGGAAATGTTATCCGCTATCTGTGATGTAGCACGCGCCACGCCTGCTGTGAGCCATTGGTTGCCAACACGGGAAAGCGGCATGGTCAAAGCCTATAAGGCAAAGGGCGGCATTGTTCCTGAAAACCTCGTTATCCGTGTATCTAGTACAATGATCGGTGACGCGCCTATCTCTGGTCATGCCACAACGTCGACAGTCCATAGGAAAGGTACAGACCATATCGGACATGCATGCCCCGCATCCACGCAAGGGAACAATTGTGGCGACTGTCGCGCATGCTGGACGCCTAGCGTTGGGAACATATCGTATCCGCTACACTAAAAGAGAGGAATCAAACATGTTTGCTAAATGGTCGGATGATATGGTCAGAGAGTATTTCGACACTCATTTAAATGTGACCTTACACCAACTGTCCGCATTATCCGGTCGCACAAAAGGTGATCTAAAGAGGGTGCTGTTAGTAGGATGAGCGTTATAGCATAGGGTCTAGTGTTATCAGGTGGGTGGATACCTGCTATATGCTAGACCCTATCTGTTGGGGCTTATACGGGCGATATGCGCCATGCATTCCCTACAGGATACCTGACCTAGTTTTGTGGCAATGCAGAAAGGATTAATGCCCTATGTATCAATACCATAGGTTAATCTTATGGGTATGGAGAAGGGTTATAACTTGACGTTATGGGGATTGATTAAACATGCGTGTAGTGTTGCCGACTCGCCCCCCTGTTGCCGAAATAGCACGTCAAGTATTAAATTCTTATCGAATCATCAATATGTTAGCCGAATTGTATTGTCAAGGGGTGTAGGGGAATTTGTGGTTTGACCCCCAGAGTGGAAATTAGGGGCCATACACCCTATCGTGGGAATACAAGAACCAGATTTGTGTTGACAACCACAAAAGAATCCAGAAAATAATAGGCAA